ACTCATCTTCTACGCCAGCGGCTGAAACAACCAAGCTTGGGCTGTCTGTTACCACGAACGGACGGCCAGATGCATCTTGCATGATGGTAACATTCTCGAATGTGAACAAACGAGAGGAGTTAGCAAGGCCAGCTTGCTCAAGATCGTGGAAGACCTTACTGTGCATCACCCAACCACCGAGAGCTTGCGAGCGATCTCCGAAGAGTGCTGTTGCTTTCGACAGGTTAGACAACGAGGCAACAGCAGCACTGCCATCATAGACAACACTAGCTCCAACACCTTGCATAGCGGCAGCAGCACCGGAGATTGCTGTATTAAGCAAGTCCTGTGTCTGTGCAACACCGAGTTGGCGGCCAAGAATAACACCAGCTTCTTCTGGGCTCTTCTGCATCCAAGTCCACCAGCTTGGTGGGTGGTTGATTGGGGGAGTACCAGCACCGACCTTGACAGAGCTCTCATTGAGCTGTGCAATGTCGGAAGCAGTAACTGCACCCGAACCATATTGATTACGGCGGCGAACTAGGTCACCAATAGCGGTATAAAAGGCTTCTACATTGTAGTCGCCTTGGTTAGCTCCAGCGGAGAGGGTAACTGTGCCATTAGAAGCGGCGTTGAACTTGTCAACGGCTTGAGCAACAACCTCTGTGCGGGATGTGTTAAGATATTCATTGAATACTTGTAGAGACATAATAATTTACGGTTTGTTTGTTAAGTAGAACAACTCCAACTTACTTGGCTCTTTGGCTGATTGCCTTCACCAAGTCTTTTGGACTTGCAGTTAGAACGTCGATTTCCTTCCCAGCACCGCTGAAATTTCCTCCTCTTTCGCTCTTTTCAGCACCGCTGCCAGAACCCAAGGATGCTTTGATAATAGGAGAAAACTCTTTATTATCAAGAAATTCTTTCTTTAAATCTTCAACAGACTTAATAGAGGGTGTGCCGTCCAATTCTTTTGTACGGATTACCGGCTGTCCATTTACTTCCTCAACCGCCAGTCGGTCGGAGAAAAGACGGCGAATGGCTGAGGGAACGATGAAATGCTCTTGGGCAAATTTCTCCGATTCAAGCTCGACCATAGTCTTATATGATTCCTGCTTACTGAGATTTTCTTTTTCTTGATACTCAGCGCGGATCTTATCTAACTCGCTGATGTGTTGATTCCGAATCAACTCAATCTCATCTTTACCACCCTTGGACTTCTCAATATCCTTCAGAAGTTTAACCTCACGAGCCTCAGCCTCCTGGAGTCTACTTTCGGCATTTTTACGATGCGTCTCAGCAATATCTTTTTTCTCTTTTGAAACAAAGTGGTCCTCTAGTCCTTCGACTTGGAGAACAAATGAATCATTTTGCTCCGAATAAAGACCCTTGTTTGATTCCTCTAGGGCCGAATGTTCTTCCGATGTTAGTTTGTATTTCATAAGTTTTGATCTTTTCAGGGATTACAAATCCCGGTTCGAAACAAAAGTGTACAAAAACTGGTTTCTATGCAAGAAATTAAATTCCTGCTCTTTTAAATGCCTTTGGATCTTTCAAACGCATCTCATCAAGGGTCAAAGGCTGGAAAGTTCTGCCTAAGTTTAATTCGGAAAACTTCTCAGCAGTTAACCCACCATCCCGGAAAAGACGAGCCCTTGTCGGCCCAAGTACTTCATTTTGAAAAGAAGCAGATTGGTCCTTCAACCAGGAGTAATAAGTTTTCTTTGCGCTGACAGGTCCAAACTCAGCCGACCGGGTGGCACCTTCTTTAAGGAAATCAAACTCACTTCCAAGTACCGCCACCGTTGTTGATCTACAATTCAAGTGGATCGGCGGTACCGGTCCCTTGCCTAATTCAAATTTTGAACCATCCAGGCTTCGACAGGTTGTGGTCGTTCTACTGTCCAATGTTGAAAGCCATTCATAGGCTTCAACCACAGAACTGTTGGCCTCCCAAAGGGCCATCCTACCCGCGCTCGCGGCATGCTGTACGGAGGTTGATACCAAGGTCTTAGCATTCCTGCGGGATATCTCCAAAATCCCATTCTTGAAGTTAGACGCTTTGGTGCCCACCACCTCCCTTATTGTCTGCTGGCTCGTCCTGCCTTCCTGGAAAGCCCTACGAATTGTATTTACTACCCTCTTGGTCTCCGTGGCAGCAAAGGAACTAATAAAGTCCTCAAGTAATATTCCAGAGTGGCCCATGGCCATAACTTTGGCTTTTGCAAATGCTTGCTTTGCCGTTATGGTCTTTAGTTTTAAATCACCCGTTACAGAGTCTATTAAATCCTTTGCCTCAATCCCGGCATACAATGCTGATATAGTTTGAAGCTCAGAATTAAGATCCGAGTTGGCAACTTTAAACTCTTTCGAAATAGACTTATCAAGTTTCGAAAGCAGCTTCTTAGATTGTGCAACACTTGCCTCACTTAAATCATAACTGAGACTATTCAAAGTGGACCTTACCAAAGTTGCTTCCTTGGCAAAGACACTATTAAATTTAAGCGCAAACCCAGCCTTAAGCCTCTCGAGAGTGACTTGGGCCAGTATTGCTGCTTCCTCTAAAGGTTTTCGGTCTTCCTTTTTTGGCATTAGATCAAGTTAGCATCAATTGTTTCTACCTTGGTCCTTGCAGCCTCATTATCCTCGGTTACAACACCAGTTATTCGAAGAGTCTCTCTAGCCTCATCCCATGTGATTAGGCCACCCTGCCATTCGGCGACCAACTGCTGGCGATCCTGGGCTGTCATGCTGGTTACCGTGTAATCAGTATTCAATGAGAAGTTTATCTCATCGATACTTGTTTCACTTATAAACATTCCCATGTGCATAAGTACTTTCCGGTAGGCCGCTGAAACATTGTTTGCAGTGCTTGTCAGAATAGAAGATTCCGAAGCAGCTTCCATCAGAACCTCGGTAGCTGTGACCTTAGAGAAGTTGGGCTCAATCAGTTTAGCACCGACCGCCTTCATTTGTTGCTCCTTGTGCTCCATGCCCTCTTTTGGCATCACATTAGGGTGTGGCTGCAACATCTCAGCACGGCCATCCTTTGGTAGAGTGATCGCCGACCGGGAACCAAGGATTACCTTGCCATTGATGTTTTTGTCCGCCCAATCCTGAGTCAGACCAGAGATGACCAGGGTCGGTTGCCCAACCAAGAATAAACTCTCCTCATAATCAGCACTGTTGCGATAGTGCGCGATGTTCATGTTGGCCAAGTCGAGCATTGGTGCTTTGTCAATCACCGGCTCATTGTTTGTACTGCCCATGAACTCGAAAGGGATCCGCTGCAACGGCGAACCGCTGTAGTCGGTCATTATCGAAGGGCCTTCCTCAATATAGAAGTCATCAGTCGTTTCAAAGTCTTCGCCAGGGGCTCTCCAAAGGGTTACCTCAACTTGGTAGCCATTCTCACCGTCGATCAACCGGAACACGCGCCAGCGGTACTCTTTATCAAACTCGAAGCCATCATCCTCAACAATCTTCTCCTCTTCGATCACCAACAAAGAAAGAAGCGACTCGCCACCGACCGTCTGCATACGCCAGTTGATTATGTCCTCTGGATCAATGTTTAGGATCCTTGGGCGGATCAAATTACTTTCAATTTGAGCAAGTGACACAAACCCCTGGTTATTTGGGAAGTCTGCTAGTAGGCCACCGTGGCCTTTTGCCAAAACTGTCTGAAGTGCTAGTTTTGATTGCTGCTCGAGGCTTGTCCCGGCACCATCGATGTTGTCCACGTAGCGATCAATATTCTCAGGTAGCTCAATGGCTTGGTCCTTAGAGAATACCTGCCCAACAAGCCCGTCCAAAGTACGAGCTGTCACATTATAGAACATCGCCCTTTTCAGGTACGAGGCATAACGCGATAGCATTTGGTCCGTATCGGACTCAGCCACCGGCATTGGTAGGTAGTCCTGTGTTTTTGATTTAATTTGCTGTTCACCAGCTACACAGTCATCAATCAGTTGCCAGATCTTCCTGGCCTGGACAACTTCTTCGCGTACGTAATTTACATTTGGCATGTGGGAAAATTGGTAATTTTATAATCTAAATATAGGCAAACCTCTTGCCGTTATACCGGCATTCGAATATTTACATACTTTGCCCATTGCGGCCTCGCGTCAAGAACCATATATCGCGCCTCATCGTAAACGTGGTCCTCTGCATCGGTGTCAACATCGTCCAGCTTTTTGTCATCCCTTGGCAAGCTTGGGATTGTATTTATGAACGCATCACAATTGTTCATAATGTAAAGCCCGGCACCCTCGCGGTCTGTCGATCTTTCCATCATATCCCGCATTATCTGAAAACCATTTGCTCTTGATCCAGCCTTCTTGTCAGACCTGGTCCATTCAACTCCCTCATTCTCCATCATCGAAGCAATCGAACCCGACTCGTCTTCACTGACATTGTAAATCTGATTATCCGCTGGTCCCGGCTCAGGTTTAGTTCTTATCCACCCCAGCATGGTCAACTCTTCCTCGACCTCTAAAACCTCCTGCGCTAATCTCCGTGCTGAAAGCTTACGGCCTTTGTTGTGGCCAAACTGCTCACCGTTCACCACATCCGCGCCATAAAGCTCCGCAATTCTGATAAGTGAATCCTTTGGGAAACATACTGTCCTATCCTCGGATATAGCAACCTCCTCACCATTAGATATCGCCCACCAGCCGACAGAGAACGGGTGACTCGAGCCCCAGTCCATCGAACGGCATATTCTCCACGAACCTGGCACCTGAAACCTCGGCACAATGTGCAAATCGCTGTTCCAAACATCATCGAACGCACCACCAGCGGTGATATCCCAGTCGCCCTCCAGCCAAGCTCGTTTACGATTCTGGTCCGTGATATTCTCCAACTCCGCAACGTACTCAGGCGATAAATACCGGTTCTCTTTGTACGAACCAAACAAACGCACCTGGGTCTTTGTGATATTCTCCCTCTTCTGAGTCCTGGGGTTGAAAATCTCAGTGGTCATCCTCTTTACCTCACCTGCCGGGACCGGGTCGATGAATCTACGCTTAACCCAATTGTGCCCGGCACCAAATGGATTGGTCGTAGAAAACACAATCATCGGTATCGGGTCTAGCGGTTTGCCATCCGGGGTTTCGTACTGACCGGTTTTTGAATTCCTAGGCGTGTGCTCCTCGGGAACAAACGAAGAACGGTTTGTGGACATCATCACATCATAGCAAGCCGAGGTTGGGTACTTTGTGAGCTCATTCCAGCCGATGAAAGGGTACTCGTGCCCGTGGTACTGATCATAGTCGGTTTCGTCGTGCATATGGCGAAATAGCAGCTCTTCCCCGGTCGGCCACACCCACTTCAACGCTGATTGTGATGATAGAAACCTGGCACCATCGTGAAACTGCGGGAACCACCGCTTTGACTTCGCAATCAAGTCATCCAGCGACTTATACTGCCGATCAAAGATAATACCGCGCCAAGCTTGACCATATCCCATTCCGACATACCGCCGAAACCTCATAAGCTGTGCATCCGTCTTGCCAGGACCACGTGTACCCTCAAATAGGATGTGATTGCACGGCGCATTCATTGCTAGTGCCTGTGAGCCTGGGAGAGGTGACCAAATGACTTTCTGTTTCATTACAGGCAGAGTTAATCCGTTTTTAAGTTTTCACACAAGTTTAATCCTGTGTTTATCAAAACCGAAAAAGAGTTAAAACTTGATTTCTGAAAATTTCCCCCCAGATTTTTTGGGGCCTAAGTTTAACTGTTTTTAGGTTAATTTGGTTTTTGCAAAACTATCAGGACTTTTTCAGATGGGGGAACGGTAGGGCAGGGCAGGGTAGGTCGGGGGTGCACCCCTGTTCACTAGTGCTCAAAAGGACACTAGTGCACATCTGAGCACCTATTTACCTTGATATCAAGGCAAGTTGTCTTGATATCAAGGCAAATAACGGCCGGCGCACAATACATATTATGTCTAATTGTTAGGTGCTCAGATGTGCACCCGGTGAAGCATCGCCGGGTAGAGCATCGCCGGGTAGAGCATCGCCGGGTAAAGCATCACCGGGTAGAGCATCGCCGGGTAAAGCATCACCGGGTAGCAATAAAAAACCTTTTTTTGGTTGACTTATTGAGTCAATACCGTGAATATGTGCGCTTATGACTAATAAATACACGCTATTCGAATTATTTTCCATTATTGCGCTTGCAAGCTTTATTGCGGCCGCAACTTTACACGGATTAAAACTTGACGACGAAAGACAGCAAAAAGAAGTTTTACGCTGGAAAGCTAACAATTAAAAGTTGTTTTTCGCTTTATACATAAACAGACCACTAATAAAATGAAAACAGAAAAACAAATACAAAACGAAACGGCCAAGCACTTTGAAGAGCAAGTAAGCAAGGCGGGATTATCCGAGCTGTACGGACTAGAAAAGCGCATTGAACGCCACTTTAACGCTGGCACTTTAAGCGTTAAAGACTTTGCAACCCTTGCGACTCAATTGCTGATGAGATCAGTCGATTTGATGAAAAAGACAGCGAGCCGCTGCCGGAAAACTTCGACGAGCTAGACGAGCAAGACGTGACGGACTTCATCAGAGACAACAAGTGGGAACCATTTGAAGAGTGGGAGGCGCACGGCATTTGGGAGCTTATAGAAGACCTTGCAGCTGAATTTCTAAACGTAACAAAAAACTTAAAATAATAATGAAAAACCGAAAAGAAAATACAACCCTCGATCATCTCGTCAAAGGCGGCGAGAAGGTCTTTTACTCCGCCTGTGTGGTGCTGGCCTGCTGTCTAGGCGGCAGCATTATGCTACTGGTCGCAGCTCTAATTGCTAAGTTCTAATACCAATATATCAATACAATGAATACAGAAAATACAGAAAAGGAAATACTACGTCGCAGCTCCGATGACCTCCTGCACTTCATC